TAAGAAAAGGAAAACATAATGTACGGAAAAAAACGTAAACCTAAAAAATCTATGATGGATAAAAAATAGATTACGGTCTTGGCATTGGTTTAATTATTTCACGATAGCCAGAAGAAACTGGTGTACGTCTGCAATACATCATTATCTCTTTGCCGTATGTATCTGCAAGTATATTGTATAGACTATCTAATACATTATCACCCATAGCGTCATAGCATTCTTGTTGGCTTGGGAAGATAACACTGGTAGATACATCGTGATCTTCAACAACGTACTCAATAATGAGTAACGTATAAAATAACTTAAACATTGTGTACACCTCATACTTTTATTTTGGTTTGTCCAACAACTTTGAATTTCGTAATCTGTAATCCTCACTTTTAATTTTTGTAGCAGCTGTTGTAACAAAAGTTTTAATTTTATTAACGTCTTCTTGAGCAAAATTTTCTACATAATCCCCAATTTTTATGCCTAAAAATAAAGGCGTTTCTTCATCGTATATAAGAGTAATATGTTCTCGTAACTCTAACTTACGCACTTCTTTTATCATTGTAATTACCTCATTGTTTGATTATATTAATGAAGAGGGAAGCTTCTCTGGTCTTCCCTCACCATTTATTCCCAAGGAAAATTAGGTAAAGTAATGTGACGCTTTCGCGTTAGTTCATCTACTTTTGTTTTTCCATTTCCATTACTGCGTTCAAACGGTATTCCCATTCTATACGCTAGGGTTCGTAAGTTTGTTGGATCAATGCCAAGCTGTTTAGCTGCACTGTTAATAGTTAAGTGTTTGTACTGCTCAACCAACTCCTTCATTTCATCGTAAAACTTTTTCTTCAACGCCGGGTAGGGCTTTAGCTCCTCCAAGGCGCACTTTGCTGTTGTGGTTGTTGCCATTGTTGTTGTGCCTGTTGTGGTTGTTGTTGTGGTGCTTGTTGCTGCTGCTGTTCTCTTTGATTGGGGAACATTGTCCAGCTTCCTATTTTGGGCCATTGCGTAGGATCATCACCTTGCTTTGCGCGCACTTGAAAGCTTACTACTAATCTATGTTGCAGCATTAAACTTTGTATTTGTTCGATTGCAGCCATTGCTTCCGGGCTACCTTTCATTTCTTTAGGTTCATTAATCCATCCGGCAGCTGTCATATTTACAGCTTGTCCGTTGTTCATAAACCCTTCTATTTGTAAGTTACTGTTTCCCATTTGTGGTTTCATAAGAACGCCTTTCTTTTGTTAACTTCTTGTTGGATTTTATCGTATAGTTTTGGAACTTCTAAATGTAGCCTATCAAGCTGGCTACTAAAATGATCATCCCATTGTTTAAGTTCATCTAGATTTGTAATGGTTGGTATCTCTGCAATTCTTTCAGCTGTAAAAGCTTCCCAGTTTGCATCTATCACCTCTTCTTTTCTTTGCGCTGCAACGACTTCATTAATAGAAGCATACTGACCACCATGTAAACCAAGACTAGCAAGAGCTCTACCTACAGCACTTGTCTCACAGTTTTCAATTGCTGATGTTTTGTTTACGTTAGAAGTGCCGCGCACCTCTTCAGCATATCCACATCCAATAATCATACCATCACTGTTTTTAATCATTGCTTTTATCACAACATTTTTACCGTTGTCAGCAACTATTTCAGTCTCAACACCCAAGCTAGTACCAAAAGCTTTTCTAAAAGCTTCTATGCGTACAAATACTTCAGTGTATTTTTTACCACCACGTTGCGTTACACCTTTTGATTTGTTGAGATCATTGACCTCAATCATTGCTTCTAATAGTTCTTTCACCTTGTTACACCTCCTAATTCTTTAGCCTGTTTTAATATTTCTGGGTTCATGTCGCGCCACACAAAACTATCACCGAAGTGAGGATCACAAAGCTTTAGTAACTGTTGTACGTTTTCCGTCACCATCATTAGTTTCTCCCGGCGCATACACGCTGCTGTTATATCTTGCAACGCATATTCTAATTGATCTATCGTTGCTTGGAACACAACGAAGCCTAATCTATTTGCATAAACAATTCGCGGTATCTTACCTGTTAAATGCCAATACCCGGCAATCTGTTTTAAATGCGGATCTTTTATTTTGTTTGGTAAAGAGTTTGCGCGTGGTTTATCTGTATCAACATTGGTATCCCACTGTGTTTTTAATTCAACAGAACCTTCCTGATAATCACCGAAGCCTAGATAATCTAGTTCGCAACCGGGTAATTTACCGCGTAACATTGTTTGCCCTACGATTTCATTAGCACCATGCATTGCTTCTCTAAGTCCAAGTTCAGCGTTTTTACATACAAGCTCGAACTCGTTTGTGCCGATTTCGTCTTTCTTTGTTGCTTTGCCTTGCTCACTGTAGCGCGGCAATTGCCTACCCTCCAGCTGTCTTTTCACTTTGTCTTGATCTATCCACGACCCTGTTTGCAATGACGTAAGCAAGTTTAATGCTTCCCGGTATGCTTCACCTTGCATGGCCCCATCTATTAACATTAAATCACAAAAGTATTCTACAGCCCTACCGCTGCACATATTTATATTGTCGTTAAACTGTGCTTTGTTGCGGTAATCTAAGTAGTAACCTGACTTTGCAAGTATCTCTTTAGCTTGTGAAATGTCACCTTCTGTCTTCCCCTTCACAACGTCAAGCGCAAGGTTTCTTTCTGTTCGCAGTATTCCCTTGTCAAAAAACGTATAAAAATCAGGGGTACTTGGATTACTATGGTGATAGTAGCCTTTGCTGTACGCCCATGAAAAGTTGTTTCTAATCATTTTATCTCTTTCGATTGACAGATTGTGTCTAACCTAGTATCAAGGAGAATAAATTGCAAGGAGTTTTTTTATGACGCTGGATGAATGGCGAAAGTCACAAGAAATGAGTTACCCGGTCTTAGCAAGAAAGCTGGGTGCTGCTGGTGCTACAGTTGCCCGGCGCTGGTGTTTGCCAAGTGACCACAAGGATCGAATGATACCGTCACCTAAGTTTATGCGTATCATACAGGATAGTACACACGGCGCAGTACAGCCGAATGATTTTTATAGGTGAGATATGGGTGGTAAAGCAAGTAGGGATAAAGGCGCAGCATACGAGCGCGAGATTGTAAACTGGCACAAGGAGCGCGGTGTAGATGCAGAACGCGTACCTTTATCGGGTGCTATGAAGGGAAACTATGCGAGTGACATAAAGCTAGGGCCGCAGTTGGCCTTGACCGCTGAGTGCAAGCGCAGAGCTAGAGCGTATCAAGATTTGTATGATGCGCTTGATCAGGACAACAGTGATATGTTGTTTGTTAGAAAGGACCGGGAGCGCACATTAGTGGTGTTACCGTTAGAAACTTATGAAGCTTTTCTACAATGGATTGGCTGGATACAGGAGAAATAAAATGGGTTACACAGAAACAGGCATTGGTTATCAAAAGACAGATACAAGTAAAGAAGCTGCGAGATCAAATTATGAGGGTAAACTTACAATACGTGACCGGGTGCATCAGTTGCTAGAGAAAACATCTCATGCGTTATCTACTGAGGATATTGCCGGGTTGTTAAACGTACCATACGGATCGGTGCAGCCAAGGTTGTCAGAACTACAGAATGAAGATAAAGTTGAGGACAGCGGTGAACGCGGCAAAACCAAGTGGGGCAAGTCTTGTATTAAATGGGTGGCAAAGTAATGACATACATACTTGAGACAGGAGACAGCGCCGTAGAGGTAACTGTGATTGACGGTGTTCGTAAAGCTGAGATACCTATGAAGAAATGCGCTCACTGTGATGGTGAGGGCGATTACTTAGTTGAAGAACCTGTAGTTGATTATGTACATGGTGGTTATTTAAAAGAGGTCCGGGTGACTTGTGAGGAGTGCAACGGAGATTGTTTTGTGGTGGTCGAAGATGAATAACTTTGAACGCGACGAAGCAGAAATAAAAGCAGACTTAGAAAAGTTTTTTGCATTATATAAAACAACTCCTACGGCAGTGTACAAACATTATGATATTGATGATAATTTAATTTATGTTGGTATTGCATCTGATGTTACAGTTAGACAAACAACGCATTTCAAAACTTCTGAGTGGCAACAAGAAATACAGAATGTTTTTGTTGAGTGGCACCACAGTCGATTACGCGCAGAAATAAGGGAGATTTTATTAATTAAAGCATTTCGTCCAAAGCATAATAAAGTTCACAATAATAATAATCTTGCGGAGTTAGCTATTTTTAATAGATTTGAAACATTTGCTAAAAAATTAAGACAAAGCTTAAATCAACTTTGTTTATTTATAGATGATATGTGGGATGAATGCGATGCCATTGGAGAAGAAATTAAACAATTAGAAAGGTTTTCTAAACTAAAACGTAAAGGATCAGTTGGTTACAAAAAAATAAAAGATGAAATAGAAAGACTTACGGAGCGTACTTACGAAATTGAATGGGAAATTGAAATGTGGTTGATGGATGATGCTTTTGATGCTGCTCAAATACAAAGATGCTTATTAAATGAAGATCCATATAGATATATTTTACAAAGATTTTTTAATAGCTATCATTTAGAAATTGATACATCGAAAAGTTCATGGGACATAAGTTTTTTATCTAAAATTGTAGATAGATGTAACAAAGAAATAAATGACTGCGATAAAAAGTTTCAAGGTAGGGAAATATTGTATTTGAAAGATAGAAATATTTCACCTGTAAAACAAAGGCATTGTTTTTTGCCTTTCAATCAAACTTCTCAAGAAAGTATTCATTATGGAATGTAAAGCGTGTGGTCGTGAGCATGACGTTGATCGTGGTGGCTGGGTAATACTTGCCACTGACGATCTTATTTGTGACCCGGTGGATAGGCCTGACTGTTGGGAAAAGGTAAGCGGCTGGTACATACAACGCCGGGAAGAAGAGCAATTAAAGCATGATTTAAAGATGGGGTTGACAAATGCGAAAACCACTGTACGCTAACGCGAGCCCTACAGGGCGAGATAATAACTATATAGTTAATAACTATAAAGTTAATAACTATAAGAGCGAAATCTTAAAAAGAACTTTGGTAAAGATGAACCCGGCTTACAAGTTAGCTGGTAAAGAAGCTCGTAAAGATCCGTTAGGTTTTAGGCTTAAAAAGGTTATGAAGCTTTTACGGAAGAACTTGGGTACAGATAATTTTATTGAAGCTGCTAATCATGTCGGTGGATTGTCTGCGATTGAACAGGCTCAGTTTTGTGAACAGATAGAGGGATACTATGCGTCTAGAGTTCAAGAAAATGACGGTTGATGATTTTAATGAATTGTTTATGGAAGCAGCGCAGACGGAACGCGCATTACCGGGAGTGTTTCGCAGACAGAAACTAGCTAGCTGGCCTGATTATGTGCAGTCTTGGTCGAGTTATGGCTGGTCTGATGTGGAGCAAGTAAGGATACAACCTACAGCATTGCAAGTAGATCGACTTGATGCAGCGTTAGATCTGGGTCTACGCATGGAAAAGAACGATAGAAAGATTGTCTGGGCAGCTGCACATAGCGCCGTAGGAAGGGAACGAGGACCGCAATGGACCAAGCTGGGTAAAATGCTCGGACGCTCACGGAGAAGCGTCAAGAGTGACTATATTGCTGCGCTGGTACGTTTGACATGGATAATAAAAAAGCCGCACTGAATGAACAGTACGGCTATCGGTAGCACAAGCCCCTAGACAATAAAACTAAGTTACAGCATTATTGCAAAGCCCACAAGATAAAAAATATCATACACGGAACAGCAAACACTGCTACTGCTCCAATGATGTCACCGATAAGGTCAAGCCATTTGTTTAACATAAAATTATCGCTCCGGGGTTTTGCCATTCCCAATTAAAACCTTTTTTCTCAGCCCATTGTTCAAGCTCGTCAGAAATGTATGGATAACCGCCTCTAAACTCGCCGTAATAATCTATGGCATCTGATCCGCTTTCGCCGCTAACAATCAACGCGCCATCTTCGCTGATTATACTCTCATGCGGCACTTTGATAAAATCATATTCACCGTCACTGTTTTTTTCTAACCTTTCGTCAAGCGGTAATTGTTTTTGAAGCTTTGCAGCGTTATATCCGTAATTGTTCATTGGTTAACCTCCTAATCCTACAATGCTGTGATTTTTGCTAACAGGTATGATTTCTATGTAGAACTCACTGAAGCTGCTAGCCTTGAGTTGTTCGGCAGCGTCAAGCGCTGCCTGATGGTTGTCGTACTTGCCGACAATGCTGTTGCCGTACATGGCGATCTTTTTAACAATGTATTGCATACTTACTCCTTAACAGTGTTGACAGTATGTGTCAAGCTACTAATTGATATGGCTTATCCCACGCACCAATGTCGATTGACATGAAGTAGGCGTAGTCAAAGTAGTCAGTCATTATATCGCTGTTGTTGTAATACAAAGTACCTTTCATGGCAGCTTGCATTTCGTTAACAAACTGTTCTGAAACATGAAGCGGTTTGTCTGGATCGTGAGAAACGTATTCTCTGTGTGGGTTTTCCTGATAGTAAGTTTCTACCGGGTAAAACTCTCTACCAGCTGCTAACTGTGCATCTCTTCTTTTGTTGTTAGCATGACCAATAAAATCTATCGGTCCACTTTTGACAGTAACTTTTAAAGTGCTGTGGTTCCTGACGCTGATAGAACCTTTGCAGTTGTACTTTGCAAGCACTGCCTTGATGCCCGGTGTTAATTCTTTTTTCATCTCTTGTGAGAAATATGCCATGTTATTTACCTCCTTGCATATCAAACAATGGTAAGCCGAAAGTCTGAGCCTCGGCTATGTCAAACGCTTTTGCAGCGTCTATCTGTTTAAAGACTAAGACAGTGTGGCTAATCTTTTTTCTCTTGCCCCAGTAGTCTTGAATGTCAACAACGCCGCCTTGGTCTAACACGTTGTTGCCGTGAATTAATTGAACGTGCTTGGTAGTAGTTACCATGTAAACGTGGTTAGGATTGGCAACGTCTTTGATAAACCTTTGCAAAGTCATGCCAATGCCTATCTCCCAGCCGTTTTGAAGCAACAAGTCGTACTTGACGCCAAGCTTGTTTAAAACAGATAATCGGTCTTCATAGTGAGTACCACCAGACCATCTTTTTTTCTTAGCAATAAACTTGCAGTGTTTTCTAAATTTACCAAATGCTTCTGTTAAACTGATACCAGCAACAACAGCCACTGCCTGAACTCCGCAGTGACCGCCTCTAAAAGCATCTTTTGGAAGTGAAAATTCCATATCGTTAGTACCTCCGTTTTTGTTTGGAAAACTGTGGGAGCAAGCTCAACCACAACCTACATATAATGTATGTGACAGATACTGTCAAGGGGTATATAGAAAAAAAATATATTTATTGCCTAATGTACTGAAATAGTCTATGGATATGGTATAATCGCAAGATGTTGTGTTCGACCTCATATCACAACACGAGAACAATGCCTGTTATTTGTGGTTACATACTTGCCCGGGCTTCGGCTCGGGTTTTTTTTAGGAAGCTATAATGCCAAGTAAAACTGTTACGATTAAAGTAATGCAAAAGATATGCGATAGACTTGCAGAAGGTGAAACCTTGGTAGATATAACCAAAGATAAAGCTATGCCTAACTATCGTAACGTTACACGCGCTGTACAGGCAGATGAAGAGATATGGGAAATGTACAGGAAAGCGCGCATATTGCAGAGCGAATATTACTCAGACCATATCAATAGATTAGCAATGGAAGAACTGCCAGAAGTAGCAGACCCACGTATGATTAACGCAGAGGTGCAACGGCGTAGGTTAGAGATCGACACGCTTAAATGGACAGCTGCGCGTAACCAGCCATTTGGCATCAGAGATAAGAAAGAAGATCAACCAAGTAGTTCGGCGATAACGATCAGCTGGGCCGGAGGTGACGTTGCTGTTAGCGCGACTGAGGAGGAAGAGGAGGTTGTTGTTAGGCACTGAGACACGTATGACATTACATCCTGTGCGTCCGAGCTACGTGCGCGAGGTAGCCAGATTGCGGAACACAGACAGAACATCTTAGCTCGACATTGCAAAACCAGAACATACGTGAACGCGCGCAGTACAAAACGTTACAAAGTGTTAACATAATATATGTTATGCGAATTAGATGGATATTTTGGCGATGCAGCCGACCCCACCCTCCAAAATTTGCCGCGCGTCTGCTTACTACATAATATACCCAACATATAGTATCTGCCTCTCACACAGCCTGAGAAAGCCCATGAAGCAAGAAAACGTAGCTCTGTTAGGTCACATCAATGAATTGCGTAGGTTGACTGTAGAGGGCAGTTCATCGACTGTGCAGTATGAGAGCGCTGTATTGTTGATTGATATATATGAGAGGATGTTGCAGAATATTGGCATGATGGACTTTGGCAAGGACGAGACTAAGCACTGATGCATATAGAGATACCGTATGAGCCTAGGGATTTGCAGCGTAAGTTGCATGGTGAGATGTCTGCGAAGCGGTGGGGCGTTGTTGTGTGTCACCGTAGGTTTGGTAAAACTGTTTGGGCGATTAATCATATATTACGTGCTGCGTTAATGTGTGAGAAGAACAACCCTAGGCTGGCGTATATGGCCCCTACGTATAGGCAAGCTAAGAATGTGGCTTGGGATTATATAAAGGAGTATGCTGGTAAGATACCGGGTGTACGTTTCCATGAGACTGAATTGCGGTGTGATTTACCTACTGGTGCTAGGATTTCTTTGTTGGGTGCTGAGAACCCGGATAGTTTACGTGGAATATATTTAGATGGCTGCGTGATGGACGAGGTTGCGGATATGCCGGAGAATGTATTCCCGGAAGTGTTGCGTCCGGCTTTATCTGATCGGAAAGGGTTTTGTATTTTTCTTGGCACCCCGAAGGGGCATAATGCTTTTTATGAAAAGTATGAAGAAGCTGTAGCGAATGATGATTGGTTAGCTGCTGTATATAAGGCAAGTGAAACTGGCATATTGGATCAGGAAGAGCTAGACGCGGCGAAGGTTATGATGTCGAGCGATCAGTATGCTCAAGAGTTTGAGTGTAGTTGGAACGCGAATGTACCGGGTGCGATATATGGCAAGGAGTTGGAGGAGGCGCAAGCTGACGGAAGGGTTACGAATGTACCCTACAACCCGGCTAGTAGGGTGGATACGTTTTGGGATTTAGGCATAGGCGATAGTACAAGTATATGGTTCACGCAGAATGTGGGTCGTGCTGTTCATGTCATTGATTATTATGAGGCTCGTGGTGAAGGGTTGCCGCATTATTGCAAGGTACTTTCTTCTAAGAATTATTTATATGGTGAGCATAATGCACCGCATGATATAGAAGTTAGGGAGTTAGGCACTGGTAAGAGTAGGCGAGAGATAGCTTGGGATTTAGGATTAAACTTCCGGGTGGTTCCTAAGTTACCGATAGAGGATGGTATACACGCGGCGCAGATGTTAATACCGCGTTTATATTTTGATAGAGAGAAGTGTAAACATGGCTTGGAATGTCTTAGGCAATATCACCGGGCGTATAATGAGCGCACTAGAAGTTTTAGGGCAACGCCTGTACATGATTTTTCTAGTCATGCAGCAGATGCTTTTAGGTATTTGGCGGTGGGTCTTAGAGAAGAAGGACGCGGTGTTAAGGCTCCGCAGAGACAAGCGGTAATGGACTATGATCCGTTCGCAGCATAGGAGAATATAGATGGCAGCAGCAGTACCAATGATATTGGGTGGAATAGGTGGCGGTGCGGTAGGTTATGCAGCTGCCGGGGCGTTAGCGTTAGGTACGACAGGTACGTTGATTGCAACGGCTGGTGGTGCTGTTGTGGGTGCGGCTTTGATGGCTCCAAAGCCTCCCTCTGCACAAGCTATGATTGTGGACGATACGGTAACTACTGTAGATACTATTGATACGGATGATACTGATATTAATACAGATAGCCCGACAGGTGATGCAGATACAAGTATTAACGATGTAATAGATACACAAACAACGGTTTTAGATACCGCTGATACATCTGTAGACACAACAGACTATAGCGGAGTATCTAGCGCTGGTGTAGCATCTACAGGGACGCAGTTAGCAGAGGCTGCTAGTGCAGTTAGTACAGGTGTTGGCGAGGATAGTGCTATAGATTTTTACGAAAGAGGTCGGCAAGCTACGATACTTACGACTGCACAAGGGTTGTTAAGTGATGCAACCACTGGTGTTGGTACACTTCTCAAGCCTACACCCGGATTAGCTGGCGCTGGATTAATAGCATGATGGGTAAACGACCAAAGAATATAGCTGGCGCTATGGGTAAGAAATCTTCTCAACCAGCAAAAAATATGAAAAGCTCTACGGTAGATCCAATTGAGCGTTTAAATCAGCGTATGGCTGGTCGCACACAAGGCGGCGCTAAAAGTAAGAAGCGTAAAACATTAATGTCCGGGTATGGAGGAATGTAATGGCGCAAGTTACACCTATGATAGCGCAGCTTGATAGACGATATAAAACGCTGCAAAGACAAAGATCTAACTGGGAAAGTCACTGGCAGCAGCTAGCAGATTATATGTTGCCGCGTAAAGCAGACATTACCAAGAAGAGAGAGCAAGGTGACAAGCGTACTGAATTGCTTTTTGATGGTACAGCGATCCATGCTGTTGAGTTATTAGCTAGTAGTTTACATGGTATGCTTACTTCCCCAAGCACACCTTGGTTTTCCATGCGCTACCGAAACCCGGCGTTACAACAAAACGATGCGGCTAATGAATGGTTGGAAGTTGCAATAGATCAAATGTATCAGGCTTTTCATAGGTCTAACTTTCAACAAGAGATACATGAGTTGTATTATGATTTGGTTGTATTTGGCACAGCTGCTTTTTATGTAGAGAGTTCGCCGGAAGGTTTACGTTTTTCATCCCGGCATATAGCGGAGATCTGTATCAGTGAAGATGCAGAGGGTCGCGTCGATACGGTATTTCGTAAGTTTAAATTAACAGCGCGAAGTATTGCTATGCAGTTTGGTGAGGAAAACTTACCAAAAGAAGTTAAGAAAGACTTGGATAGTGAGCCTTACAAGGAACATTCTATTGTTCATGTGGTGCATCCACGTAAAGAAAGCAAAGGAAGAGCTAAGAAAAGCAAGCCTGTAGCGTCTATTTACTATACGGCTGATACAAGACAGCTGTTATCTGAAAGTGGATTTGACGATTTTCCGTTTATGGTTCCGCGTTTTGTTAAAGATAGTGTTAGTACCTATGGACGTAGCCCGGCAATGAACGCGCTACCTGATACTAAAATGCTAAACAAGATGGCAGAAACGACAATTAGGGCTGCTCAAAAACAGATCGACCCTCCGCTGATGGTTCCTGATGATGGGTTTATGTTGCCAGTTAGGACAACTCCGGGTGCATTAAATTTTTACCGTACAGGTACTAGAGATAGACTAGAGCCGTTGCAGATAGGAGCTAACAACCCTCTAGGTTTGAATATGGAAGAGCAAAGACGTAATGCTATAAGACAAGCTTTCTTTGTAGATCAGCTGCTAATGGCAAATGGACCGTCTATGACTGCTACCGAAGTGTTGCAAAGGAACGAAGAGAAGATGCGATTGCTTGGCCCGGTGCTAGGTAGATTGCAAGCGGAGTTGCTTCAACCGCTAATCTCTAGATCCTTTGCATTGCTCCTCCGAAACGGCCTCCTCCCAACCGCGCCGGAGGAGCTTCAAGGTCAGGACATAGATATTGAATATGTATCACCGCTAGCAAAAGCGCAGAAAATGACAGATCTACAGTCAATGTTGCGTGGTTTTGAGGTATTGTTGCAGATGCAGCAAGTAGCGCCAGTGATGGATTATCTAGATGATGATAAGCTTGTACAGTATCTAGTTGAAACAACAGGTATTCCGGCGCGTGTTATCCGTAGTCCGAATGAAGTACAGCAATTACGCAGACAAAGGGCAGAGGCGCAAGCACAACAAGCACAAGCGCAGCAAGAGGCGGCTATAGCGGATCAAGCGCAAAAGCTAGCCCCGGCGTTAAAGGTAGCCTCTGATGCTCAACAACGTGGACAAATATGAAAGAATTAGAACAAATTAAACTCGCCTATCGCCGTACATTTAATACGGAGGATGGGGAGCAAGTGCTTAGTGATCTTAAAAAGCGTTTTGCTTTTGAGACAACCACTTTTGTTTCTGGCGATCCCCATCAATCAGCTTTCCAAGAAGGCCAACGCGCAGCAATATTATTGATCGTCAGTATGTTGGCTGAAGGAAAAAGTAAGGATAGGAATACCCAATGAGCGAAGAGATAACCCAAGATGCTGGACCTCAAGAAGTCGCTGAAGCAGTTGTAGCGGAGCCTGTAGTACAGGAGCCAGTTGCACAACAAGAAGTCGCACAACCTGTTAGTGAAGGTAATTGGCTAAGTTCGTTAGATGAAACGTACCAGCAAGATCCTTTGATTAACAAGTTTGCAAGTGCTAACGAGCTAGCAAAAAGCCACATTAGCGCGCAAAGAATGATTGGTGCTGATAAGGTAGTTATACCCGGTCAGTCTGCTACGCCGGATGAATGGCGCGCAGTTTATCAAAAGTTAGGCGCTCCACAAGATCCGTCTAATTATGAACTAGAGCAAACGGATGTATTTGACGAAACATCTTTTGATGCTTTTAAAAACAAAGCTTATGAGCTTGGATTGTCTAATCAGCAAGCAAAAGAGATTGCTGGTTTGTATGCAGATCAAGTAAATACTGGTCGGCAAGTTTTAGAGCAACGTGCAGAAGAGGTGCGTTTTTCCGGGGAGCAAGAGTTACGACAGCAGTTTGGAGATCACTTTGACCAACGTTTAGAAATGGCAAGGTCTGCTTCTCAAACTGTAATGAATGAAAACGATTTAAAGATTTTTTCTGAAGTGCAGTTAGCAGACGGTAGATTGCTAGGGGATCACCCGGCGATTGTCAGAGCGTTTACAAAAGTAGCTGAACTTCTAGGAGAAGATAATTTAGTCGGTGAAACGACTGAAATGGTTATGAGTTCGCAAGATGCAAAACAGCGATATAATGAAGTTGTTCAACAAGGATCTCCCTATTGGGATAAATTCCACGCTGAACATCAAAATTATATTGATGAAGCTTTGCACTTACGTTCTTATTTTACTGGATAACCGAAAGGCCCAGAACGTCAAGCTTGTGCGTCAAGCGGAGTAGCTAACCTAATTAGTAGCATTGGCCCCGAAAGGGATAACCACGCGCAGCAAACTTAAACCTAAACTGTAAAGGAGAGACTTATGTCTACTCAGATTACTACAGCTTTTGTTCAACAGTTTTCCGCGAATATCCAAATGCTATCACAGCAAATGGGTTCGTTGCTGCGAGATGCAGTAGACTCGGAAAGTGTGAACGGTGAAAAAGCTTTTTTCGACCAAGTAGGTGCAGCGGCAGCTGTTCTACGAACTTCACGCCATGCTGATACGCCTTTGGTGGAAACACCACACAGCAGACGGATGGTAACAATGGCAGACTATGAATACGCAGATTTGATCGACGATGCAGACAAAGTACGTTTGCTAGCTGATCCAACATCTACTTATTCTAGGGCAGCAGCGGCAGCTATGGGTAGAGCAATGGATGATGTAATTATCACTGCGGCTCTCGGTACGTCAACTACTGGTAAAGATGGCAGCACTTCTACAGCGCTTCCAGCTGGACAGAAAATTGCACATGGCAGCGCCGGGTTAACTATTGCAAAGCTTCTAAGTGCAAAAGAAACCTTAGATGCAAACTCTGTTGATCCATCAATCACACGGCACATAATTGTATCGCCAAAGCAAATCTCTGATCTGCTTAACAATACAACCGTAACGTCAAGTGATTTTAATACTGTTAAGGCTTTGGCTACAGGTGAGTTAAACTCATTTGTTGGTTTTAACTTTATCGTATCTAATCGTTTGAACACTGACAGCAACAGTGACCGTCAGGTTATTGCTTTTGCCAGTGACGGTATCAAGCTAGCAATTGGTAAAGAACCATCTGCTCGTATTGATGAACGTGCTGATAAATCTTACTCAACGCAAGTCTATTACTGTCAGTCTATCGGTGCTACACGCATGGAAGAAAGTAAAGTAGTAGAAATTGCGTGTAACGAATAAGGAGGTTGACTAATGGCTACTGTTTATTCAGCACAACGCACTAATTCACGAGCTACACCAGCCGTGATGAACAAAGCAAACGAAATGAGCGGCAGAATTAGAGTTGCTCATGGTACTTATGAGGCATCTTCTTTAGCGTCTGGTGACGTTATTGAGATGTTTATCATGCCTGATGGCGCAAGATTGTTAGAAGGATCGCTTGCACATGATGCAATGGGTTCGGGAACAACCTTGTCTGTTGGCTATGCTGCACATACTAACGCAGCTGGTACAGCGGTAAGCGCAGCAGCGGCGGCTTATAAAGCGGCTGCGGCTTCTACATCAGCGCAAAAGGTAGACGTAATCGCTACACTAGCTCTAGGCTCCGGCACAGAGTTAGATGCTAACGAAGACGGTGTACCTGTAACGGTTACAATGGGCGGTGGCGCTGGCACTGGTACTGTTGAGCTAACTGTTAAGTACGTTCTAGACTAATAGAGTGGGGCGCGTTTGCGCCCCCTCTTTTTTATTGGAGATAGAGAATGACAAGTACCGTTGATATTGCTAACTATGCGCTTAACAGTTTAGGTGCATCTAATATTACTGCGCTAGATGAAAACAGCAAACCAGCGCGCATTGTAAACCAGCGATACGAAGCGGTAAGAGATAGTGTGTTTAGATCGCATCCTTGGAATTGTTTAATTCGTAGGGCAGAGCTAGCACAAGAGAGTACAGCGCCTACATATGGTTATGGTAAACAATATGCGCTGCCTACAGATCCTTATTGCTTGCGTGTTTTAGAGTTTAGTAATGGTACGCTAACGTTTCCTTATGATAACATGAGAAGCAATAGCGATACTCCGGCGTTTATTATTGAGGGTCGTAAGCTGTTAACAGACGAAGGTACTGCAAAAATCAAGTATGTTGCCCGGATTACGGACCCACAACAGTACGATGCCGGGATAATTGAAACATTAGCGGCTAGATTAGCGTATGAAATATCGTATGCAATTACAGGATCTACTACTGTAAGACAGTTATGTGCAGCTGATTACGATAGAAAACTAAAAGAAAGTACGTTTCAAGACGCAACTGAGGGTGCGCCAGAACGTATCGAAGCTAATGACTTCATTGAGGCAAGAATGTAATGGCGAGATCCGCACCTTCATTAAGTACATTTACAGCTGGTGAAATATCGCCACGCCTAGAAGGGCGTATTACGCTAGAAAAGTACAAGGCTGGTTTGTCAGATCTAACTAATATGGTAGTGCAACCTCATGGTGGTGTAACACGTAGGCCGGGTACGCAGTATCTTGGCACTGTAAAAGATAGCAGTGTCAAAACTAGACTAATACCATTTCAGTTTAAAACAACAGACACATACATACTTGTGTTTGGCGATCAGATAATGCGTGTGTACCGCAACGGTTCTCAGGTTTTAAAAGGATCTGCACAAAACATTACAGCTGTTACAAAAGCTAATCCCGGCGTAGTAACAATATCTTCTCATGGCTACAGCAACGGCGATGAAATATTTTTAGATAATGTCGGCGGTATGACAGAACTAAATGGTCGTAATTATAAAGTGGCTAACGTTACAACAAACACATTCACATTGCAGAATTTGTTTGGAACCAACATTAACACAACAAATTTTACGACTTATACATCCGGCGGTGCAGTAGATGAAATATTTGAAGTAGCAACGCCATACGCAGCGGCTGATATATTTAATTTACGTTTTGCTCAAAGTGCTGATGTTATGTATTTTGTGCATCCAAGTTACGCAATTCGTACTTTGTCACGTACAAACCACAATGCTTGGACATTTGCCACGCCTACAATAAACGAAAACTCCACTCCTTCTTTGGTAGGGAGCGATAATTATCCAAGTGTTGTAACATTCTTTGAGCAACGGTTAGTGTTTGCTGCATCTAATAACCAGCCACAAACAATATGGTTTAGCAAAAGCGCTGATTATCTCAATTTCCATACAGGAACAAATGCAGATGATGCTTTAATTTACACTATTGCATCTAACCAAGTAAATAATATTAGGTATTTATCAGCTACGCGAGTGCTAACGATAGGTACTTCCGGCGGTGAGTACGTGCTTACAACTACAAATGACGGCCCTATTACGCCGACTACAACGCAAATTCGTAAGTATTCTAACTATGGATCGGCTAATACAGAGCCTGTACAGGTCGCAGATGTTACGTTGTTTCTGCAACGCGGCAACAGGAAGGTGCGTGAGTTTAAGTATATTGGTGAGGTAAACACTGCCGGGTATCAAGCGCCGGATCTTACAGTGTTAGCAGAGCATATTACTGAAGGTGGCTTAGAAAGTTTTGCGTATCAACAAGAACCAGAGAATATTGTATGGGCTATTCGTTCAGATGGTGCGTTGGTAGGTTTAACGTATCGGCGTGAAGAGCAAGTTGTTGCTTGGCATAAACACGTAATCGGCGGTAGTTTTTCTGGTGGGCAAGCTGTAGTAGAAAGCATTGCAACCTTGCCTACAGATACAGGTAATGACGAGTTATACATGATTGTCAAACGCACTATCAATAGTGTTACCCGGCGATATGTAGAACGCATGAAGGATTTTGATTTTGGCAGCACAACAACAGCAGCATTTTTTGTAGATAGTGGGCTATCTTATTCGGGTGGTGCAGTAAGTAGTTTTAGTACGCTGTACCATTTAGAAGGTGAAACTGTTTCTGTACTTGCTAACGGTGCAAGTCATGCAAATAAGACTGTATCAAGCGCATCTATAGCACTTGATTTCTCAGCAACTAGCGCAGCTATTGGATATGGATACACTTCTAATATGCAAACTCTACGGATCGAAAGCGGATCTTCTGATGGCACAAGTCAAGGCAAGCCAAAAAGAATACACGGTATTACAGTAAGATTGTTTGAAACGGTGGGTGTAGAAGTAGGTAATGATAGTTCCGAAATGGATCGTATATTTTTCCGTGATAGCTCAATGGATATGGATGCTGCTGTACCTTTATTCTCAGGCGATAAAGATGTGGAGTTTCCCGGTGGCTTTGACGATGATGATAGGATATACTTACAACAGACGCAGCCATTACCCTTAACGGTATTAGCGCTGTACCCAAGGATGAATACTTTTGATAAATGATAGCAAGACCACTTAGTAAAGTTCATGTTTTAGATGTAGCGGATCGTGTTCCGTTGCAAAACAATTCGCAGTTAGGTTTAGTTCTTTCTGCAATGCCTGTTTATTTACAACCGGGTAGAGGCTTGGCACTTATAGACAAAGGCAAGGTTTACGCAGTTACAGGTCTAGCGCCTTTATGGGAAGGCGTAGCAGAAGCATGGTTTTTGCCTACGCGAGAAATGAACGGCAAGCGAATACAGACAGTACGTTTAGTTAAACGTGAGTTAGATGCCGCCATAACAAGACTGAAACTGACAAGAGTACAAGCTGTTGTCAGGTCAGATTTTACAAATGCACATAAGCTTGCAAAGTTTTTAGGCTTTACTAGCGAAGGTGTAATGCACAAGTATGGGCCAGATGGTTTAGATTACGAAAGGTACGCAAAATGGAAGCACTGCCATTTTTAATGATGGGTTCGTCAGTTGTTGGCGGCATAGCAGAAAAGAAAGCTGCCAATAAAGCAGCGGCAGCGGCTGCAAGAGTTGGTGAGTTTAACGCAAAAATCATTGAGCGTGATGTTAATCTACTAGAAAATCAACGCACTATTATTAATAATAATGTGCTTATTTCTAACAAACGTAAGCGTATGGCGTTTCGCAAAACGCAAGGTGAGGCTGTAGCCGGGTTTGCTTATGCTGGTGTTGATATTGCTGTAGGTACACCAATGCAAGTTTTACGTGAGGGTGGGCGAGAAAGCGATTATGAAATTGCTGTAGACAAGTTTAATAACTACGTCACCAATATGCAGATAAACGATGCTCAAGAAGATGCAAGACTAA